TGGAAAACAGCTTTCGCATCACCAGAAAATGCCCCAACTTATTTACATGCACATAAACTATTAAGAAAGTTTTGGCAAGGTATGCCAACTAGGCATGATATTAATGGGGAAAAATGGAATAAATTATCACAACACGTAGATGATAATTTCTTTTTTATTGATATGGAGCGTTATACTTTAGAATCTGTATTAAGAAAAGGAGCTGAATTAGTAAAACGTAAAGGCATTAAATGTTTAGTAATTGACCCTTTTAATAAAATAAGAGATACAGAAACTAAAACAGAAGATGTAAATAGGTATACTATGGAATATTTAACTAAAATAGAGACTTTTTGTAAAAAATATGATACATTAGTATTTATAATAGCACATCCTACAAAAATGTATAGAGATAAAGAAGGCAATATTGAAGAACCAACAATGTATAATATAAAAGGTGGTGGTGAATGGTATGATGCTTCTTATCATGGAATACTAGTTCACAGAGATTATGAAAATAAAACTGTAAAAGCAAAAATACTTAAAGTCAAGTTTCAAAACTTAGGAGAAAATGGTGCTGAAGCACATTTTAGATGGGAGCCAAAATCAGGAAGCTTTATTCCATTAATAACAGATCAGTTAAATGAGAAAGAATTACCGTGGGAATAATGGTTATGTTGTTAGATATGGAAAATATACTCCTACAGCAAACGAACATAAAGCGTATAGATGGTGTATAGCAAATGGAATTGTAATATGGCCTGAGTCAAAAATGGCAGATGAATGGAGAATTGAAATTAAGTTAAATAAAAAAAAATATTATTCACCACAGGCTTATAAAAAAATAGAGGTCTGGGAAAAAATGTTTGAATACTACGAATATTACTATAATAAATATGAAAAAAAAATATAAAAATGCTAATGAAGCTTACGAATATTTGTTAGATGAAATTATAATTAACGGAGTTGATTTTGATGATACAAAGGCAATTTTCAATTGTGGTTTCTATATAACAAACCCTCTTGATAATCACATAACAAATAAAGAAAGAAAATGGAAGTTAGATTATGCAGAGGCTGAATGGCAATGGTATTTATCAGGAGATCCTAATATAAAAACTCTAGGTAAAATATATGGTAAAATACCTCCTATATGGAAGCGTATGGCTGATAGTGAAGGAAATGTTAATAGTAATTATGGTTGGCAATGGCAACGTAATTACCAACTAGATTATGTTGTTGCAAAACTAAAAGATAATCATAACACAAGACACGCTGCTTTAACTATATATGATTGTAAAGAATTTGAACAATATAGAAACGACACACCTTGTACTTATGCAGTTCAGTTTACAATATTAGATAATAAATTAAATATGTCTGTCTACATGCGTTCTAATGACATCTGGTATGGCTTTTGCAATGATCAATATCAATTTTCATCGTTACAAAAACTAGTTGCAGATAGAGTTAAAATAAACGTTGGTTGGTATTATCACCACGCACACAATTTACACTTATATAACAATAAACTTTAAAAAAAATGTATTATATTTATCATATTCCAAAGAAAAAAATAGGAGTTACTTCTAACCCTAAAATAAGAGTAGAAAAAATACAAGGTTATAAACCTAGAGAATATGAAATACTATTAAAAACAGAAGATATAGATGAAGCTTCAAAAAAAGAAATAGAATTACAAAAACAATATGGGTATAAAATTGACACTCGATTATATAAGAATCTTAAATTTAATAAAAAAATGAAAATAAACATTACAGAGCAAACAACAACTTTTCCATTACCAACTAATAAATTAAAAGGTCGTTTAATGGATCATCTTGGATTAACATGGCAACACCCTGAGTTTGGAACTTTTAAATTAACTACAGAGAATATACCTTGGATCGAGAAAAATGCTCTATCGTCTCAATATAGTAAAGACAGATGTTATATTTATAATAAAGCTTTTTATGAAGCTTTTCAAGATGAAGGTCCTTTTAAAACAACTTCTGAAACACCTAATAGAGATATATTTCCTTTGATAAGAGATTGGGCTAGAGAAAGAGGAATATTTGACAAAGGTAATTCTCATACTCAATATGTTAAATTAATGGAAGAATCTGGCGAATTAGCTCAATCTTTATTAAAAAAAGATAAAGAAGGAATAAAAGATGCTATAGGTGATATGATTGTTGTTTTAACAAATTTATCGGAATTAGAAGGTATGTATATTGAAGATTGTATACAGTTTGCTTATAACGAAATAAAAGATAGAAAAGGTAAAATGTCTAATGGAACTTTTGTAAAAAAATTATAACATGAATAAAAAAGAAATTAATTTTAGAGACCCTGTCGTTGAACGTGTAGTTGAAAAGTTTGTTGAAAGATCAAACGTTGGTTTTAAAAAATACGGCGCAACTTTAGAAACAGAAAGATTATCTAAAGTAAAAAGTTTAAAAGATTATTTAAATGATGTTCAAGAAGAACTAATGGATGCAATACTTTATATACAAGCTGCGCGCGAAGACATTGATGATATATTAAATAAAAAAAATGATTAAACGTTATAGGAAAAAAAGCAAAAAAAAAGGTCCTGTTCAGGCTAAAAAAAGCAAATATGATGGGATAATGTTTGCCTCCGGCCTTGAGAAATATATGTATAAGGCTTTAAAACAAGCTAAAATAAAATGTAAATATGAGGGAGAAACTTTTGTTTTAAATAATGGTTTTTATTTTGAAAATGAATGTTATGAGAGAATGTCTAATGGTAAGGGTGAATTTAAAGATAGGGGAAGAAAAAGAATATTACCTATAAAATATACGCCCGATTTCATAGGCAAAGATTATATTATAGAGTGTAAAGGAAGGGCTAACGAATCTTTTCCAATGAGATGGAAAATGTTCAAGCTTTTAGTTAGTATACAGTTTCCAAATTACAAATTGTTTAAACCACAAAATCAAAATGAATGCGATCAGGTAGTAAAAATAATATTAGAAACTATAAAAGTTTAGCAAGAACAAAATATGCGGAAAGAAAAATTGATAAGTATATAAACTGGTCAATTAAAACTAAAGGTTATATTAAATATTCTGATATAAGAAAAATACATGATAAATATAACATAAAGTGTTACGTATTATCAAACATAAAAAAACATAAATTTTAAAATATGAAAAAAGAAAAACAAAAAACTCAATGGGAAATTAGTTTTGGTACTTATGAAGGTGTATTGATAGGTTATAGAAATTATGACGATGAAGATTTAATAAATCATGTTTTTTACTTGCCATTTATAGACATTTGTTTAACTATAGAAAAATAATATGAAAGCACCTATATTTACAGAAAGAATACCCTATAAACCTTTTGAATACCCTGAGTATTATACAGAGGGTTGGTTAAAGCAAGCACAAGCGTTTTGGTTACACACTGAGATACCTATGTCAGGTGATTTAAAAGACTGGAACGAAAAGTTAAATGATAAAGAAAAAAACTTAGTCGGTAATATATTACTAGGTTTTGCTCAAACCGAATGTGCAGTGTCAGATTACTGGACACAAAAAGTTGTTGGTTGGTTTCCTAAGCATGAAATACAACAAATGGCAATGATGTTTGGTTCACAAGAAACTATACATGCTGTAGCTTATAGCTATCTAAACGAAACTTTAGGTCTTGAAGACTATGAAGCTTTTTTGCATGAACCAGCAACTGCTGAAAGATTTGAAAACCTTGTTGCCTATACTGGTAACGATCCTATAGGTATTGGTAAATCATTAGCTACATTTTCTGCTTTTGCAGAAGGTGTTAGTTTATATTCTGCATTTGCAGTTTTATATAGTTTTCAAATGAGAAATATGTTGAAGGGTATAGGTCAGCAAATGAAATGGTCTGTAAGAGATGAATCATTGCATAGTAAAATGGGTTGTCAATTATTTAGGCATATGTGTTCTCAAATACCTGGTTTAAAAGAGGAATGTAAAGAACACGTGTATGATGCAGCATTAACTATGCATAATGCAGAAATGACTTACATAAGTAAGTTATTTGAAATGGGTGATATTGAAGGAATAACAGAATATGATCTTAAACACTTTATTAAAAAACGCACGGGTGATAAAATTAAAGAACTGGGCTATAAAGCAGAAGGAAAATTTAAATTTGAATATGACCAAAAGTCAATTGACAAAATGGCTTGGTTCGACCATCTTACTGGGGGTCACACTCACACTGATTTTTTCGCTATTAGGCCGACTGACTATAGTAAAGCTAATGAAGGCGAGGATTTTGAAGATGTTTGGTAAAAAATAATATATGTGGAATAATAATTGGAAAAAAGGTGTTGATTACCCAAGCTGGGGAGACACCGATGTTTACAAAAAAACAATTGGCGGAGGCTACTTGTTAAAAGGTGAAACACCTTGGGATGCGTATAAAAGAGTTTGTAATACCGTTGCTAGACGTTTAGAACGTCCTGAAATGGCTGATAAATTTTTTGAATACATTTGGTCGGGTTGGTTGTGTCTTGCATCTCCTGTGTTGTCTAACACGGGTACAGACAGAGGTTTACCTATCAGTTGTTTTGGTATAGATGTCGCTGACAGTATATACGATATAGGTAGTAAAAACCTAGAGATGATGTTACTCGCAAAGCACGGCGGTGGAGTAGGTATCGGAATAAATCAAATCAGACCCGCTAGTGCAAAAATTAAAGGAAATGGAACAAGTGACGGAGTTGTGCCTTTTTGTAAGATATATGATTCAACAATACTTGCCACTAATCAAGGATCTGTCAGAAGAGGAGCTGCATCAGTTAATATCAATATTGAGCATTCCGACTTTGAAGAATGGCTTGAAATTAGAGAGCCTAAAGGAGACGTTAATCGTCAATCCCTCAACCTCCACCAGTGCGCTGTGGTCGGCGACAAGTTCATGCGAAGAGTTGAAAGTGGAGATGTTGAAGCTAGAAAAAAATGGGGAAAGCTTTTACAAAAGCGTAAAGCAACTGGAGAACCTTATATATTATTTAAGGGAAATACAAACAAAAATAACCCAACAGCTTATAAAAAACACGGGTTAAAGGTTCATATGACTAATATATGTAGTGAAATAACTCTACATACAGATGAATCACATAGTTTCGTTTGTTGTTTATCTAGTTTAAACATAGCTAGATATGATGAATGGAAAGGAACTAATTTAATACACGATGCCACTTGGTTTTTAGATGGTGTACTAGAAGAGTTTATACAGAGATCCAAAGGTAAAGTTGGTTTTCATAATTCTGTGAGATCTGCTGAAAAAGGTAGAGCTTTAGGATTAGGCGTTTTAGGTTGGCACACGTACTTACAAGAAAAAGGGCTACCATTTGAAGGTTTATTAGCACAATATGAAACTAGAAAAATATTTTCACAAATTAAAATTGAATCTGAACGAGCTAGCATGGCTCTTGCTGAGACTTTTGGCGAGCCTCTGTGGTGTGTTGGTACTGGTATGCGCAACACTCACTTGCGTGCTATTGCTCCCACTGTATCTAACAGCAAACTTAGCGGCAATGTATCACCAGGAATAGAGCCTTGGGCTGCTAATGTTTTTACAGAACAATCAGCAAAAGGTACGTTTATACGTAAAAACCCTACATTAGTTAAACTTCTTAGAAAACTTAAAATAAACAATGAAACTGTTTGGTCGAAAATATTAAAAGATGGAGGATCTGTGCAAGGATTAAAAGAACTCAACAAGGTAATGTTAGGTCCTTATAATGATATACCTGCTAAAGATGTGTTTAAAACTTTTAAAGAAATTAATCAATTAGAATTAATTAACCAAGCCGGGATAAGACAACAATATATAGATCAAAGTGTAAGTTTAAACTTAGCTTTTCCTAGTGTTGCAACACCTAAGTGGATAAACAAAGTTCATTTTGAAGCTTGGAAAAAAGGTATTAAAACCCTATATTATACTAGAACAGAGTCAGTTTTACGTGGGGATATTGCAGAACAAGCAATGGATGAAAATTGCTTAGCTTGTGACGGATAAAATTTGGAAAAAGCGCGCGTGAGGAAATGAGTGGTTGGTGGGATCCAAATAATTAAGGGGCTTTTTTAAGGCCCCTTTTTTTATATTTCTTTATAACAAGTTTTATTGTTGTCATCTTTATAAGCTTGTAAACAGCGCCTCCTATTAGAATCACCGTCAACATAACTCACATGAACCCAATCAGGGTTTTGATCTGTACCGAACTCCCAAATCATCTGATCGAAATCTAGGTTGTTTTTTATATAATTATACATGTCTTTATTAGACATATAACCATATGTGTCGTCTAAATCCATTGCACGCCCTTGACAATGTTGTGACCTACTACTTCCACCTATTGCTTTATTTAATTTTTCAGAACGAAAGAATGAGTTAATTTTAATTGGTCCATTAACAGCTTTTCTTAATGGTTCAAATACTTTTACAGCAATAAGTTCCATGTTTTGTAATTCATACTCGCCTGGTATATTATCTATACCTTTTCTTGATGCTGTAGCGCTGAATGTTGCTTCTTTTTTACTAATGTGTTCACTAATCATTTTTATAATTTAAATTTACCGCCAATTGTTATTGAATATGTTAATGGAAATGCATCTGTGCTTTTAGCTACATTAAAACCTAAATTCATTCTAAATGTTTTAGTTATAGCAAAATCAAAGTTTGCACCTCCTACAAATAATGCATGTTCGTTAAAAACAAAACCATTATCTAATGTACTGTAGCTCACGGGTGTTAAAGCGGTGGCTAACATAGGTGATACAGTAAAACGTTTAAAGGGAAATGGTTTAGTACCAAAAAATATAAATGCCGGCATTATATTCCAATCACTTTGACTATATAGTACGTTTGCAGAGGCAGATATACCGCCAACAAACCCTTTCCATTTGTTTTCTTTTTGTCCAATATATACATTACTAATACCAAAAGAAGCATTATAAACACCATACATATACATTAATCCAGCGGATAATGTTTGTACGTTGGC